CGCTGGTATCTTTTTAGATGAATTGTTTTCTTTAGGTATTGGTACTGTGGTTACACCAAGTGTGGCGGGGGCCCAATTGAGGCGCGCTATGGTGTATTGGATGCCTGATACATTGTATTCTATTGTGGTAGAGGATACAGTTGCAGAGTATCAATATCTTGCTGAAAATGAGACTTTAAACAAGCCAGCGGCTGCTCGTCTACACGGCACAGTGCGAGTACCCGCGGAGATCGCCTGTGTGTCATCGGCTACAAGGTTGGCGAACAGCCCGAACTACCAGACCGGCCCGCAAATTTGGGGGGGGTGGTGGCATGTTCTGTTCGCGCTAACAGTCGCATTTGTGATATTAGCTATGTTAGCCTTCCCGCGTGTAGCGTCGGCGGTCTCGGCCCCATTTGTCCAGATCGGCTGGACAGACGGTCCCAAATGTCAGGACTTCAAAAACGTGTCATCCCAGAAACTCCCAGTATTGATCGATCTGTTTTGCGAGACTTTAAATATTACGTGGAATTTGTTTTATTACATATGCCGAAATGTTCTCTTGCTGATATACTCTCTTTTGAAGAGTGGTTGGGATCTACCGATTACACTCTTGTACGGAAGCAGCAGCTCAGAGAGTGCTACGACCAGTTCCACGGCTCAGTCCCCAACCGATACCACTGCGCAAGGGTTAATTCTTTTATTAAAACAGAATCTTATCCAGTTTTTAAATACCCTAGGTGGATCAACTCTAGATCTGATCAGTTTAAAGTCTTTTCGGGACGATACTTCAAATCAATTGAGAGAATTCTTTATGAGGCAGGCGTGTTCATTAAGCACGTCCCCGTGCCAGATCGACCACAACGAATCTCTGATCTCCGTCGTGTCGGCGCTCGGTACTTTAATTCAGACTACAGTAGCTTCGAAGGTTCGTTCTTACCTGAATTTATGTTGGTATGTGAGTGTGCCCTGTATCGTCATATGCTCTCTGATTTTCCCGAAGTTTGCTCTAACATCGTTAATACTCTCACAGGCATTAATCATTGCCGTACTCGTGGGGGTGTTCGCTTAAACGTCGCAGGTCGGCGTATGAGTGGAGATATGTGCACATCTTTAGGTAATTCATGGACAAATTTAATGTTATGGGGTTTTATGATGGGTAGAGTGAATAATGATCCCGTCACATATCTTACACGTCAACATTTTTATAAAAATTCAGCGAATTTGAGTGACCTTTATATCAATCGTCGTTCTGTTGAGATTCAACAGGGCGGCCCGATTTGGTGGGAGCGGATTTCAGCTAGATTTGATTGCCGCGAAATACCCGCAAGGGTTGGACCACCATTCCAGCAACCAGGCCAACCATTGTTGGTGACACCCATGATGGCTGCTGGCTCATATAATTGGTCGGGCTACGTGGAAGGTGACGATGGCATCTTTGCTGTATATGCGGGACATGCGCCTACAGCACAGATGTTTTCTACTCTCGGTTTCACCATAAAGCTGATTGAAATCGAGGATCCTAATTTGGCATCCTTTTGTGGGATCGTGAGTGTTGACGACACTGTGGTTCGTGATCCAGTCGAATTCTTAAGTGAGTTCGGCTGGACATCCTCAGCAATCGATGGTGGGCGATCTGTTAGACAGTCGCTTCTTCGAGCTAAAGCTCTATCTGCTTGCTATGAGGTTCCACAATGTCCGATCATCGGGGCCGTTGCACGTTATGCGCTACGAATAACTAGAGGCGTGCGTCCGCGTTTTGACGTGGACGGCTACCACAGGCCTCCG